ACAGAGAGAAGTGAATGCAAATAATAGAAGACAAAGCTCTGGTATTCCGAACAAGGAACCCAGAGAAGTACAGCATTATTCCTAAACACAAAGTGTTTGAAGTAGAGGATGGATACGAGGTAGCAGTCTATTGGGATTTGGATGAGGTAAGAGTCTTGCGCAATCTTGGCGTTAAGAATGTGCCTTCTCCTATCATTAGACGCTACGATTGGCCGGGTCGGTTCACGCCGATGGAACATCAGATTGAGACATCTTCTTTTCTTACACTTAACAAGAAAGCCTTTGTGTTTTCTGAGCCGGGTACTGGCAAGACCTTATCGGCGTTATGGGCGGCTGATTACTTGATGAAGAGGGGAGACGTTAGGCGTTGCTTGATACTCTGCCCCTTGTCCATCATGCAGTCAGCGTGGCTATCAGACTTGAACAACAGCATCATCCATCGTTCTGCCGTAGTCGCGCACCACGCGCAGGCTACCCGCAGGATAGAGATGATTCAACAAAGCTATGAGTTTGTCATCACAAACTATGACGGCCTTAACTTGGTTGCCAACGAGATTGTGAACGATGGACGATTTGACCTTGTGATTGTTGATGAAGCCAATGCCTACAAAACAGTATCTACTAAAAGATGGAAAGCACTCAAGTCCATACTGACCCCTGACACACACTTGTGGATGATGACAGGCACGCCCGCATCTCAATCCCCAGTAGATGCGTATGGTTTAGCCAAGCTCGTGAATCCTAAAGGTGTGCCAATGTTCTTTACAGGATGGCGTGACAAGGTGATGAACAAGATGACCATGTACAAGTGGGCGCCAAAGGAAGATGCAAAACAACAAGTGCATGATGCTTTGCAACCCGCTATCAGGTTTACCAAAGATCAATGTTTAGACTTGCCACCTGTGATGACGATGACTCGTGAAGTGCCACTCACTCCTCAACAAGCCAAGTACTACAACTTGCTTAAAGAGAAAATGCTTGTGCAAGCTTCAGGTGAAACGATCAGCGCAGTCAATGCTGCTGCGGCTGTCAGTAAGCTATTGCAAATCAGTTGTGGTGCGGCCTACACCGATGACCGTGAGGTTGTAGAGTTTGATTCAGCGCCAAGGCTTGGTGTGTTGGAAGAGATTCTTGAAGAGACGCAACGCAAGGTTATTATCTTTGCTATGTTTCGTTCAACGATTGATACCATACACACACATTTGTTGAAGCGTGGTATTACGGCAGAGTTCATCAACGGCACAGTTACCCCACCAAAACGCTCGGACATTATTAGGAGATTCCAGAATGAGGAAAACCCTAGGGTGCTCGTGATGCAACCCCAAGCAACTGCGCATGGAATCACCTTGACAAGAGCTGATACGGTGGTATTCTATGGCCCCTTGATGAGCGTTGAGCAGTACACGCAAGCTATAGCTAGAGCGGATCGCAAGGGGCAGGACTCTGATAAAGTGACCGTCATTCACATACAAGGTTCCCCCATCGAGAAAAAGATGTTCAAGGCATTGGAGGCTAAAGTTAGTGACAACTTACTTATAACTGAAATGTTTGAGAACGAAATAAATATTCAAAAGGAGGTTGCAATGGTATAAAGAACTGTTATACAATGTCTAACGCTAGACAAACAAATTAAAAAACACACAGGAGAAATAAATGTCAGAAGAAGTAATAGATGAGGTGATACCTCTAAGCGAACTTGCTAGAATTTATCGCAAGATGAAAGCTAGAATGGACGAGCTTACAAAAGCATACGATACAGAAGTCGAGACCATCAAGGAAAAACTTGAGCTGGTTAAGATAGAAATAAAAGATCAGATGAGAGCACAGGGTGCTACATCGATCAAAACAGATTTTGGCACGATCAGTCTTGTGACCAAGACACGCTACTCAACTCAAGATTGGGACTCATTCAAACGCTTTGTCGTTGACAATGATGTCGTTGATCTTTTAGAGAAGCGTATCGCACAGACTAATATGTCAAAATTTCTAGAGGAGAACCCTTCTCTAGTTCCCCCCGGTCTCAACTCTATGTCAGAGTATGAGATTCGCGTCATTAAACCAACTAAGTAACACAACATGTCAAACCTATCAGTATTCAATTCCGCAAACGTACCCGCATTCGCCCAAGGTGGTGAGTTATCAGACACAGCACGCTCTCTCATGGGCGGTACTATCAACACGAGCAGACGCATCTCTATCAAAGGTGGTGTGTTCCGTATCGTGGCAGGTGGTAAAGAGTTGGCCTCTATTGAAGAGCGTCACCTTGATATCATCGTGGTTAAAGCTGCTCCTAAAGTCAGTCGTATCTTTTACGCAAAGTCATACGATGGCGATAACATCACTGGCCCCGATTGCTGGTCTAACGATGGCGAGACTCCCGATACTTCAATCAAGGCACCGCAAAGCAAGACTTGCATGACTTGCGATCAAAACGTGGCCGGATCAGGGCAGGGTAATAGCCGTGCTTGCCGTTACCAACAACGCTTGGCTGTTATGTTGGCAGATAATCCTGACGACATTTTGCAACTCACATTGCCCGCTACATCCATCTTCGGTAAAGAAGAAGGCGACAAGCGTCCATTGCAAGCGTATGTAAAGCACTTGGCCTTGGCATCTCCTCCTGTGGACATCGAGAAGATCGTGACACGCATGAAGTTTGATACTAAAGCAGAAGCGCCTAAGTTGCACTTTGCACCTACACGTTGGCTCACAACGGTAGAGTATGAGTTGGCTAGAGCCAAGGGCATGACCCAAGAAGCTTTGGATGCGATCAGACAGACGGCATCTCAAGTCGATGGTGTTAAGCCTAGAGCTCCTCTTGCCCTCGCAGGTACTCCACCTGTAGAAGTGGTTGAAAAAGCGCCCAAGACAGCGCCTATTGCTGAAGCTGATGAGGAGCCAGAGGTTCGTAAAGAAGCGTCTAAGCCCACATCAGTACCTGCCAAGAAAAGCAAACTTGCTGACATCGTCTCAGATTGGGACGACGAGTAACAACAACGGGGACATTGTCCCCATTCATCTATGCCTTACTCAGACAAAATCATTAACCTCGTAGCAAAGTCGCCTAAGACCTTGGGTAGTACCCTTGGTCGATGGGCGATACATTTAGACTTTCCCGTAACAAAGATTGCGTACGCACTTGGAGTTACTCGCCAAACAGTTTACAACTGGTTCGAGGGTAAAGACGTTTTCGTAGCGTATCAAAATCGGGTAGAACTTTTAACAAAAATTATGTCGAGCTCAAAAACAGCAGACGAAGCATGGAGAAGAATATGTCAGGAATACAACCTAGAACCTTAACCAACGATGAGTTGATTCGTCACAGTGAGACGATGATTTATCGTGACAAGGGCTTGCCTTTACCTTATCAACAAGAGCTACTCAAGCGTTTTACTCAAGCAGATGTTCAACACGCACCTGCGTATCCACAGCACGGACAGTTAGACTTATTTAAATAACCTGAAGGAAACGTATGGAACCGCTTGATTTTATGGCGGCGGTTCTGCCCCCTACAGGCAACGGTCGTTACTGTGTGGCAGAGCTTTCTCGAAAAAAGGAACACTACTATGTTGAGACACTTGATGAAGCGCAAGCGAAGATAAATGAGTGGAAGAATAAATCGTATGATATTTACTTTGCACTTGGAACATTCGGGGAGAAGGACTCGCGTGTTGCTACAAATGTGCAGATGGTTAAATGCATTGCGGTTGATATTGATTGCAACCATCCTAAAGATATACCTGATGAAAAAGGTGTCATCAAACCAAAAGCCTATGCTTCCGCCAAGTTAGCAGTCCAAGAGCTTCTTCGCTTCTGCGATGAGGTGGGGCTGTCTGATTTGGGTAGGCCGTGGCTTGTGGCATCTGGCGGTGGGGTACACGCATACTGGCCTTTCAAAGAGGCGGTTGACAAAGAAGAGTGGAAGCCTGTGGCTGAAGGGTTCAAGCGCTTATGCTTTCAAAAGAAGCTGGCAATTGACCCAACAATTACAAGCGATGCGTCTCGTGTTTTGCGTGTACCTAGCACCATCAATACGGGTATTAAAAGTGGCAAGCAAGTAAGAGAAGAAACCAATGTGCGCTTTATGAACGCAGGGGACTTCTTTGACTTGGATGACATCAGAGCAATAGTAACCAAGCACCTTGTAGGGACAATGTATGAAAACGTGGTGTCTCAAGCAGTGCCAACACACTCCATCGTGTTGCAAGGTGAACCACCAAAATCTTTAGGGGCGACCAGTGTAAAACTCTTTGAGAATTCTGTAACCAAATTTGGTAAGATCATCAAAATTACAGCGCAAGGCGGTGGGTGCGGTCAGCTTGATTACTACGTCAACAACGCAAGTGATGACGGCATGGAGCCTCTTTGGCGCGGGCTATTGAGCATTACACAGAAATGTGTGGATGGAGAAAAAGCGGCAGTATGGTTAAGCGATATGCACCCTTATCCGCATGAGCGGATGCAGGACAAGTTGAGCCAAATAAAAGGCCCATATCCTTGTATCAAATTTGATAGTGAGAATCCGGGCGTGTGTCCGTCATGCAAGCATTGGGGAAAAATAACAAACCCATTGGCGCTTGGCAGGGACACAGCGGTGACGCGCTTAGAAAAAACAATCACAACAGGGGAGAACAAACAAATCCGTAGACCCGAGACACCAAGGGGCTTTGCTTATGGCGAGCGTGGTGGGGTCTTTATGGAGAAGGAAGATGAAGATGCAAACGGCAACAAAATGGTAAGACAAGTTATGATTTTGCCGTACGACTTGTTTCCAGTTGACATTCTCAAAACAGGGAATGAACACACCATCCACATGATTGCGATGCGCCCCCAAGGTGCGCAGACAATCACACTGCCACAGAAAGCGGTAGTAAGTAAGGATGAAACCGTCAAGACCCTTGCTTCACAAAATATTGTGAGTGCTTTTGGAGCAGGTAATGATAAACATTTAGCAGATTATGTAAGAGCATGTGTGGAAAAAATGAGTACAGAAAAAACACCTATCGAAGTACCGTCCAGTTATGGATGGCAAGCTAACGAAGACTTTGTTTTTGCAGGATGTATTTACTCTAAAGGTAAAGACCCTGCTCCAATCCCTATGCCGGGCTTGGAAAACATCGTCAACAATACACAGCCCACGGGGACGATACAACCGTTCCGTGATTTTGTTAATCTTTTAATTAGAAAGAAAATGTATGACCATTTGGCCGTCATGCTCTTTGGAGCGGGTGCACCTCTTATGCGTTTTACTGGTATGTACGGCCTCACTATTCATTGTGGGTCTACTGAGTCTGGGACAGGAAAGTCTCTTGCGTTGGAAGGCGCAGCATCTGTGTGGGGACATCCAGTACACTATCGTACGGGAAAGGGGACATCTCCTGTTGCAATGCAACAAAGGCTCGGACTCCTTAACAGTTGCCCTCTAATTACGGACGAGATCACATCCAAGAATAGAAACGACTTTGAGTGGTTCCCTGAGTTCTTGCTTGACATGACCGAGGGTCGGGGCAAAGAGCGTATGGAGTCAGGCTCTAACAAAGAGCGCTTGAACTTGTCTACATGGATGAGCACAGCAATCATGTCCTCCAATACCCACGTCGTGGACACCTTAACAGGTAACAGGAAGCACGCGGCTGAAGGGGAGTTGAGACGCTTGATTGAGTTTGTGATGGATACTGAGCTGTCTTGGACTGCAGAAGAGATTGAGACCATCAAAGCTATTGCTCACAACTATGCTGTGGTTGGTTCTGCCTTGGCGCAATACATGGTGGATAATACCCCGATGGTGGCACGCCTTGTACAGGACACGGTTAAACAAATGTACCAAGAATTCAAAGCCTCTAACGACGAGCGCTTTTGGATGGCAGGTATTGGTACGATGGTTGCCGCAGGTATCTTGTTAAATTCACAGCACACAGATGTGGTTGAGTTTCCTATGACAGAAGTCATCAACGCGGTTCAACGCCGTATTGACTATATGCGTACCAACATTCGT